CTCACAATAATTATTTTTTTCTTTATTCTCTGTCAAAATCCTTTAATCTACAGAGATTGCGCAATCATTTATCCTAGAATTTACTGCTTAATTCCTTTCTTCTTAATTATTTTGTTATAAAATCCTATGGAATTTGCACGTCTGCTAAAACCATAAGAAAAAAATATTTCATTGTTCTTTTTTTTGGAAAATTTGGCTGAATCGCCAAGATAGAAATTTCTATATATGATTATTCTTCGCCTTGAAATGATTTAATTCGATTTTCTAAATAATCAATCTCATCATTCCAATGGTCTATTAGCATGTCTTCGATTTGATGCTTTGCGTCTTCTATACTGTCTGCAAACAATGTATCATATTCAACATTTAGTTCTTTTGATACATATATAAATATGTTTTCGTCTGTCTCATCTTGTACAAAACCAGCTACTACATTTTCATCATCTTCTTCATAAAATTGACTAAAATGTAATTTATAACATTCCTTACCAAAGTCATTCTTTTCACCTGTTTCCCAATATTTCTTCACTTTATCACCTCGCTTAATTTGGCTGATCAGCCGTGAATAGAATTGCTTCTATATTAGATTATTCTCTACTTGAAACTTCTTTAATTCATCTTGAATCATCTTCTGTATATCTTCTTCGTTAAAAGACATGTTTACTACTGGAACGACATTTGCATTCAAATTAACATCACCAACAATAGCCTTATCAAACGCTTCTAAAAACATTTCTGCGATTTCCTTTTCATAAAAACCACACATTCCATCACAGTTAATATCTGCAATTACTCTTGAAAAGAAATCTTTGAACTTATCAGCGATAAAATCTCTTTCATATCCTTTTGGAATATCAATTGTTAATTTCACTCTCTCACCTCACTTATCTTCTTTCCAATCAACCATAATAAATGACAAAAATCCTAAACATATCTCTATGAATATAAATTTCCATAACTCAACTGGTTCTGGAAAAATAAAATTCATTAATAGGTTTAATATCATAAGCCATATTAAAAATCTTATTGTAGATTTCATAATTATTCTCCTTACTTATTTAAAACAATCAGAATGTTACTCAGATATAAAGCATAGAATACTAAATATCCACCGCCTACCAAGAATAATAATTTGAATACAAAGTTGATAACATTCTTTTTCGTCCATGTTATCCCAACAATAAGGTTAAAAATTCCCATAATCAATAAAATAATGTTTAAAATATTCATATTTCACCTCCAAAATTCCACAAGAAATGTGCGATTCTTGTTACTTGTTCCCTAATGCAATTAACGAATTCCCACATGTAATTCTGTCATCATCTTCCTCTTTTGACGGAACAAATACAATTACATCCCATCCATCATTTACAAGTGGCTGCTCAAACTGCTCATATACATCAAAATCATGCACAATTTCATATCCTTCATCAACAGCTTCAACAGTCTCATGAATTGGTGTCATTTTAACAATGCATTTTTCCTTATCAAAATACTTGTTCATAAGGTCTACATCAAGATTACTCTTAGAAGTAACTGCAAAATTTAATGTATATTTTCTCTTCTTTGGATAAGGGAGTTCTTTGATAATATCACTGATTTCCTGTAATGATAAAGATCTGTTTCTGAACATTTCATTTCTGTCATTCTCATTAAGAGTATTTATAGAAAACTGTAATCCAAAACCATCTTCTCCACCATATACAAATCCAGTTGTTACCCATTTATGTAAAAACTCTTTGAGGTTTTTATTTGATTTTGGCATCATAGTAGACACTACAGGATGATATGTATCAAAGGTTACGTCTGAATTTTCACTCATTAGCATTTGTGCAATGAACTCTGCTGATGTGATAACATTTGGATTAAATGTCGGTTCACCCATTCTTGCATAATGTACGTTCAATCTCTGTCCATGCTTAATTCCAGATAAAGCAACACCTGACATAATTTCTGTAATCAACTCTGGCAAAGTTGCGTTGCCTTTAAATCCAAGCTTAGGACAATCACAGAAATTGCAATTCATAGGGCAACCTTTCTGCGAAGATACAGTCACTACAAGCTTGTCAGTAATATCTACAGGCTTATGCTCTACATTATCAATTCTTTTATCATATCCAAGAAATGAAGCCTTAATATTATTCTCTTTCCCGTAATCTCCAACATATAAATATTCAAGAGTTAAATCTGTATCAGTTACAATCTTTCCTGTATGTGTTTCTGTTATTTTTCTCATTTTATAATCTCTCCTATTCTATCAATTTTTTCAAAGGAAACGAAGTTTGTTACTTATTGTAGATATAGTCAGCATTTCTAAACAATATATTTGGAAATATATTTACAGCAACATTACGAAGTGCTACAAACAAATCCCCTCTCTCATCTACACATGAATCATGTCCATCAACTGTCTTAAATACATTTAACTCATCATCGGAATTTTTATATACAAAGTAATCAGTATCCTCATCAAGAACAAAACCTATATGTAAAGTTTCACATAAAATTCTAAATGCTTCTGCTGAATCAATATCTATAGTACATATTGCTTTTGTATTAACATTTATTTCCATTTGTTTCCTCTTAATTATCTCTTATACTCTATCCACCTATCTGAACCCTTGAACTTCACTTTAATCTTCGTAGGACATCCATCTGGGATAGATTTTAATGATTTATAATCGCCTATAATTGTTGCTGTTTCCAAAGCCTTGTGATTCTTCTCACATTCCATTGCTTTTTCTTTATCTGCATAATCAGTATTACAGAACTGACAAGTATATAATGTCTTTGTAACCATATAAATCTCCTTTCCAATTTACCAAATTCCATTTACTGTCTTATCAATAGCTTCTCTCATTACACCACCTGTCATTTTATTCATTGTATCTGCAACAAGACCTTTAAATTCTGCTCTTATTCGTCTATTATGACGAGTACATGGTTTTGAACAATAATTATTTCTTCTACATTTTTTACAGTTGCCATTCAATTTCCACTGTTCATTTTCCTGAATCTGTTCCATAATATTTGTATGCTCCTTTCAAAGTTATATATTCTGACTAATATTCCTCTGCTATATCATCATATTCTCTTGAAAGATATCCAACTAAATCCTTATAAATATCTAACTGATGTTCATGTAAATAATTACATAGTTCAATATCTGTATTGAAAAACTTTTCAACAGCAGTTGAATTAGCCCATCTGTCAAAAGCACTTTCTGTTGTAACTCTAAGTAACCATCTGTTTCTAGTTCCGCTATGAGGCTCTACTATCATAAAAATAACTGTATCTGTTCTTGCTTCTAAATGACCTTCGTATTCATAAATCTCGTAATCCTGACCATTGTTTACTTTGTCATTCTCAAACCATCTTCTTATATTTTCCATTTTTACCGATCTCCTTGTTTTGTGATTAGAAAAATAGCTCATCAATCGACAAGTCCATATGTTCGTATAAGTCAACAATTCTTGAATCATTTTCATCTAACCCAAGTAAGAAACAACCACCTTCTCCTTGCTCAATTTTTACAATCTCATTCTTATGAAATTGTTCTATATCTATTTTTAATCTTCTAATACCGTAATATTTATATAAATCTTCTATTGCTGAGTTCAAACCATCCATCATTTTTTTATATTGGGAACTCAAGTCAAAATCGTATAAACTATTAATACTGTTTTCAATTTCATTATAAATATCTATTAAATTCGTCATACTTTATACCTCCACATGAAATCGAACTTTAATGTTATTTATCTACAACAACTATTTCTTTGCCACAATAAGGACAATATTTTATGTTAGCCATATTCTCAGGTATCCTCCAATATGGATCATCAGCATCATCATGATTCTTTGGACAAATCGTTCTATAATCATATTTTATCCATTCACAAGTTTGCATTTCTTTATATCTTCGTAATACAATATTTTCTCCGTCAATAAATATTTCCATTGGTTCACCAGTTGCATCCGTTTTCCCAAACACCAGTCTTCTAATTTCCTTCGGAATTACTATTCTACCTAAGTCGTCAACTCTACGAATTGTTCCCGTCATTTTCATCTTTCACCTCTCTTAAAGAAACGAACTTTATTTTGATATTTCTATTTTAATTTCTGTTCCTTCATAATTACCTGTTATATGCCTTTGGACTACAGATATTCCCTCTTGATATTCATTAATAACATTCTCTAAAGATTCCATAATGTCATAAAAGTCTTTAAGTAGCCAAGGATGTGTATAAGATATATGAATTCCATCACATAAAAATCTCCAAAGAAAATCTTTTGC